GACGGCAATACTAGCTCTTGGTTATGCCATTTATAAAATAACTAGTGATATTAGCCATGCAAAATCTATTGAAGGTTAGATTGAAGCAGCAGAAGAACAAACTAGAGCTGCTGAATCTGCGGCTAATGATGCGCGAGAAGCCTATATGAATTTATTCAATATGGGCAATAGCTATACAGATACTCAGGAGAGATTGGCTGAATTAACTGAGGGTACTGAAGAATATACAAGAGCTTTAATAGACGCCAATAATCAAGTTTTAGCTATGATAGAAGCATATCCCGGCTTGTAGAAATATTTGAGAATGACTAATGGTGTGCTTTCTTTCGATGAGAGGGGCTACCAACAATACCTGGCTGACTTGGAGTCTGGAACTGTAAAAACACAAACAGCTACAATTGCAGCTAGAGCCAGTGAGGCTCAATTAAGATATAAAGAGAAATAGCAAGAAATTAGCATTGATTTTACTAATTGGATTAGTAATGAAAGCAACCATTCAGTCGAAGATTTAGATAAGATATTTGAGTTTTTTAGCTATGGAGCTATAGGTTTGGATTATGGCTCTTCTATTTTGGCGCTTCGTCTTTAGGAAGCTGGCAACTTAGAGGGAGGTCTGGCCGCCTATGCAAATCAATTTAACATTCCAGAAGAAACTTTACAATAGTTTAGCAGCTTTATTACTGAAAAATGGACTCAATCTGCAGAAGGATAGAGCTATTTTAGCAGATTGGAAGAATCACGATACAATGTAGATTCTTTGAATAATTAGATGGCTCGAGATATCGTTGATAACAGCATTATTTCAGACGAAGGAACTGAAAGTGTTATTGCAAAAATAATAGCAGATAAAATTGCTGTTGGCGATGAAGTTTAGTCCGAAGTCGACCTTATTAAAGATAAAAACTTAGAACAATTACAAGAAATGTATAAAGAAGTCTTTGGTATTGATTTTAGCTTAGTTGCTGATTCTTATATGACCGATGGAGAAGTTGATAGAGAAAAAGTAATAAATGCTATAGCGACAGAGCGTGCGCGGTCTACTTACGCTAATCAGGCTAAAGACTTAGAAGCTGGAATAGAATAGTATTTCAAAGCTAATCCAGACAATTCTGATACTTTTAAAGCTTTGCTAGCTGGCGAAACCAATGATGGAAATATCATTGATAAAATTCTACAGATGGGCGGAGATTCTGGAAAGCTTTCTGTAGAAAAAATCTTGGGTGAATTTGATATAGATGCTTTAGCTGAGATTTTAGATACGGATGCTGAAAATATAAAAACTTAGCTTACTGTATCCTTAAATAAATTTGCTAAAATGAGAGTTTAGCTAGTTCAAGATGTGGCTGGCAAACTTGCTGAAGGCGGATTGTAGAGAGACGCTGCTTTGCAATATGCGAATAAGCTTACCTTTGAAAATGCTACTTACTTAAACGAAGTTGCTTCAGCTTTGTAGCAAGGTTTAGGTGAAGGTGGATTAACCGCACTTAATACTATGTTGCAAGAGGGATTAAGCGAACATTTCTTTGCTAATCAAAAAGAAATTTCTGAAGTAATAAATAGCATCAATTTTAACAATCCTATTCAAGCAGTTGGATAGCTAACGAGAGCATTTGAAAATGGTTCTGATACCATGAAAACTTTCGTTAATAACATTCTAGCTATTAATCAAAGTACCTTAGGTCTTAGCGCACAATTTAAATATTTACTAACTACTGCTGAATTTGGTGAAATCAAAGATGACATTGCTGATATGGTTAAAGAAACCGGCCGTGTCGATGCCAAGGGTATTACCGAGTTGGCTGAAGAATGTGATTATTTAAATGATATTATGGAACAAACTGGTATAACTGCTGAAGGCATGGCCAAAGCTCTAACTATGTTAGAAGATGGCACTTTAGAGGTTAATCAATTAACAGACGCAGTTTTGGCTAGTTTTAAGGCTTTTGATGGTCTTGAATCTATAATTTCTAGTGTTCATTCAAAGTTTGAAGATTTTGACACCACTGATCGGCAAGGCGAAATTCAAGATTTCGTAAATAGTGCGGCAGAATAGGTTAAAGAAAGCGTTGAGATGGGCGCTTGGGGTAATGAGTTAACTTTTGACTATTTAGCTGAGCTATTTGGTACCGACTTTGTTGACGCTGCAGCAGATGATTTACGTGGTGCTATTGAAAAATATAATGCCGTTCTTTAGGAATTAGGAACTGGCAGTATGTCTGCTGTTTTTGAACGATTAGCAAGAGGCAAAGACGTTTTAGGTAATACTATTAAGGGTGCTACTGGCAGTTTGCAAGAAGGATATACTTACACAGATGAAAATGGTAAATCTTTCTCTATGCAGGAAACTGAAGGTATGTTAACTTTAGATGGTTATCAAAACTTCTCTTCTTCTGTTGAATTCGTTGACTTTTTAGCCAATACCGCTGGAATGAGTGAAGCAGGTGCAAAAGCTGCTCTTGCATGGTGGAGCAATTATTCTACTGATATGAGAGAATATTTTGCTAAAGCTGACGAGCAAATAGCAAGAACAGAATTTATTGAAGCTTTAGGCGGTGTAGTTGACCAAAGTGAAATTGATGCTTATGCTAGTATTTGGAATTTAACAACTGAATAGGTAGAAGCATTAAATGCAGAACTGGCTGAGGCATAGATTAGAGTTACCGATTTTTATGAAGAAAGTGGAAAGTTAAAAAAGACTGAAGATATTATGAGTTCTGTCGCCGAAGCCATGGCCGAGGATGGCCGCTACGGTGGCTTGGAAAGAGTAGTAGGTGCCGCTTATAAAAAGGTTGACGGAATAACTCAAATTGGAGAAAATATTTAGCTTCTCAATTTAGATAGTTTGTTTAACTATTTGAGAGAATATAAAGTGCCAGAAGGTGCTTGGGATGGAATCATTGAATAGTTAGCAGAAGGCGCTGATTAGGTTACTCAAACAATTTAGGGACATCCTATTACAGTAGATATTACTCCAGATATGTCTGTAGCAGATATCAATGCTGAATTACAGAACGAGCTACAAAGATAGTTATGGAGAGAATAGGCAGAAATTCAGGCTTAGGTTTATGGTGAATTGGAAGTCGCGCCAACATTAGACGAAACTGCTTATAATTCAGTTCAATCTTCAATTGATAAATTAACTACAACTCGCTATGCGAAAGTTGTTGTTAATGAAGTATGGGGAAGTCGTGTTGATAGAACAAGTACAACAACCACTACAGTTACTGTCCCAGCAGGAAATAGTGGATATAGTTCTACCGCTTAGAAATATTTATCAGATAGAGGATATATTTCTGTGGCATCTGGTACTAAAAGTGCGAAAGGCGGAATTTCTCTGCTGAGTGAAGAAGGAGTAGAAATTGTTTGGAACAAAGAAAAAGGCTATTCTTATATTACCGGTCAGAATGGGCCCGAATTCTAGCGTCTGAATCCTGGCGATCAAGTTTTCAACGCCAAAGACACAAAAAAGATTCTCAAAAATGGAATTAATCCAACTTATGCTAGTCATGCTTCTGGAACCTTCCAAAGCAATGCAACTTCAGTACCAGTTGGTGCGGGTAAAAACCCAATTTCAGGCGGCTCAGGTGGTAACGCATCTGAGAAGGAAGAAGACAAGTGGGAAAATCCGTTCGACAAACTCTATAATCTAGTCCGCAAAATCGACGAAGAGCTTCGTCAGCGCGAGCGCATCGAACGCCGCTACGAAAAGCTTCTCGAAGACATTGGTGTAAGCGCCAACAAAATCGTAGCAGTTACGGCAGAAGAACTGGTCCAGCTAGAGCGCGAGCGTATGCTGCAAGAGCAACTTATCTCTGGTCGTAGATATCAAATCCAGCAATTCCAAAATGAAAACCCAGACCTGACAGGCTACGCCAACGTCGTTCAAAATGAACGTGGCGAAGACGTCCTGCGTATCAACTGGGACCTGATTAATGGTATAACAGACCCAGATCAAGGTCAGCGTATCGAAGACTATGTAAGTCAGCTTGAGGAATGGTTTGATGATTTGCAAGAAGCCGAGGACGCTCTGTGGGACATTGAAGATGCCGTAGATGAAATCAAAGAGCGCGGCAAAGACTAGTACTTCGAGTTGGAAGACATGATAAAGGATGCTTTAACATAGAGTTATCAAGAGTAGATTGATACATTGACTGAAATCAACAACTCCATTAATGACACAAATGCCTCTCTGTTAGATGCAATTCAAAAATCTGTTGACAAGCAGCGCCAAGACCGTGAGAATGAGCGCACTGAAGATGAGCTTGCTGAAAAGCAACGTCGTTTGATGTATCTACAACAAGACACATCCGGCGCGAATGCAATGGAAATTTTGAGATTGCAAGATGAAATTGCACAAGGTCAAGAAGACTACACTGATACTTTGATTGACCAAAAGATTTCTGAACTACAAGACCAAAATGATGCGGCCGCAGAACAACGCGACAAGCAAATCACTCTGGCACAGGCTCAGCTAGACCATTATATTGAAACTGGTAGAATCTGGCAAGAAGTTCAGGCTCTGATGGATGAAGGACTTGACAAGGACAACGGCTTAATTCGTGGCACTCGTCTGGAAACTATTTTGAAAAATGCCGCCAATTTCAAAGGATTGTCTGACTTAGCAAAGGTCGAATGGATTAATGATACTAATCAGTTAATTGCTGAAGCTTTGGCATATTTGGATATTGGCGAGAAGCTGGATGAAATCATCGGAAAGATAGATGCTCCTACAGTTGAGGGTCCTGCTTCTGGTGGTACTATGGGTCCTCCTAGTAGTGGCGGTTCTGGTGGTTCTGGTGGTTCTGGAAGCTCAGGTGGAGGCGGAGGTTCTGGTGGCTCAGGCGGAAGCGGAACGATTACTGTTACTTATGGTAATGGTAATAAAGTTACCTATGATAAAAATGCGCCCAATCTTGATAGTATTATCGCTTATTGGGAGAGTCAATGGGGAGAATCTGATTACAATGGAGGAACTCCCACACCACCTTCTAACAATGGAAATTCTAATGGAACAGGTAGTTCCAATACTGGGAATAACGGAGACACTCAGACTGAAAAGAAGCCTAAGTAGGTAGTTGTTACTTATGGTAACGGCAAAGTAGTTACTTATAATTATCCAGAACCCACTAGTACGGTTGCATATTGGGAAGGTTAGTGGGGTAAGGTTAAAAATAGAGTTTATAAATACAAACAAGGTGGCTTAGCCGATTTCACAGGTCCTGCATGGCTTGACGGCACCAAAGCTCGTCCTGAGCTAGTTCTAAATGCCCGCGACACTCAAAACTTTATCCAGTTGAAAGACATTCTAGCTTCCTTAATGAACGGTTCTATCAACAACACCTCTACTGAAAATAATGGAGATATCATCTATGATATTGACATTAATGTAGAAAGTATTAACAGTGATTACGATGTGGAGCAAGTAGCTAATAAGGTCAAATCCTTGATTAACGAAGATGCTCATTACCGTAATAATAACACTGTAAGTTTAAAGAGATAAAAGGAGGATTAGAATGAGCGATTTGAATATTTATGGAGTTGGAGATTCTCAATATAGCTCTGACTACATTGGATTCACCTTTAATGGAGTTCATTCTGACACCCTAGGCATTAAACGTACAAGTGAAGGAAGTAGGTTCAATGAGAACCTACTTCCCACTATTTAGGACAAGACAGTTCAAGTGCCTGGTGGAGATGGAATGTATTTGTTTGGAAGTTATTATACGCAAAGATAGTTTAATATTTCTTATGCGTTTGACGCTTTGGAAGAAGATGACCTTGCTAAAATCAAGGAACTCTTTGGCGATAAAAAGATACATGAATTGATTTTTGATGAAGCGCCTTATAAGGTATATCAGGCTAAAGTAACTGGTGCTGCTTCGATTAAACATATCCCATTTGGGGAGGGAGAACATAATCGAATTTACAAGGGAGAAGGTAATATTCAGTTTACTGCTTATGACCCCTATGCGCGCAGTGTTCATAAGTATTTGGATTAGTATGTCAATTCTAATAAAGAAGAATGGAAATTGGCCGCTGATTTGTTGCCTACTTAGGGCAATTATGATAAAATCACTAATAATAGAGAAATCAGATTATACAACCCTGGTGTGAAAGAAACTGATTTTATTATTACTTTTAATTTTGCAAATGGTGTGATTCCTAATGGTGGCATTATTCTTGATGCTGACCATCAGCTTCATTTTAATCGTATGGAAAGTCAAGATGGTGACGACCAAATCAGAATCAATACTAAATTGAATTTGATTGAAGGTTATAAAAACGGAAAGAAGAGCGGAAAAATTTATAATCGCTATATTAAGAGCGGTTTCTTCTTTAAGATTCCTGTAACAAAAACAGCTATATTAACCATTGACAACACAAGTACTTTGCCCAGTTGTTTTGCTGGTATTGATTATGATTACATTTACTTTTAAGGAGGTATTTAATGGGAATTATTAAAAAACCATATGAAATATCTCTTTGGGAAGATATACTTACTTTTAAGTATGAAGATGGCACTGAAACAGAAGGTGTGATTGAAAACGGACACGGTCCTGTGGTTCACCAATACTACAAGGAAAGAAAAATTTGTATTATTGGCTCAGATATTATGGATACACCCATTCGTGCGACATCGCCGAAGTTAGTTTCAAAAGTTAATGGTGAAAACATATTAACATTTAATATGTATTCTCATTATTACGATACAGACGCTAATGAGTATTTCGTCAATCCTTTCATTGGTTTAATAGTCAATGAAAGAAAGATAAAATTACGTTATGGAGCACTTGGCGCCGAAAGTACAAAATGGTATGATTTTGTAATCAAGAATATTCAAGAGAATTCTGATACCAAAACTTATTCTTATACTGCTAAGGATTTATTCGTAAATGAGCTTTCTAAGTCTGGTTTCAACCTAGAGTTTGCCGCAGAGTTAGAAAATAACATGGGCAATATAAATACTTTGGCTGAACGTGTTCTTGATGAAAGTGACTGGAAGCTACGCGATTCTGGCGAAATTTTAAAATAGACTATTGAAGAACCCTTATATCAAATTCAGTTATCAAAAGACGTAACCTTAACAAACATGGAAGATTCAAGCGATACGCTCACACTAGCTGCCAACAAGTTTGTTTATGCGTTCTATAATAACATAGTGAATGAACAACCATATGTTCAGTTCCTATATGCTGAAGAATATGAAGTGGATGACGACCATATTATTACTAACAGCCCGAATTGGTTCTTAGATGGCGTAACTTATAGTAGTGATGGCAAACCAGATTTCGCTGCTTCTATGGCTATTTCTGATATTTACCGCGGCCGGCGCCTTGTACGAAAAGTCAGAACTAAATTTGACGCTACTATTAACAAATATATTAATGTATATAAAGAGTCAATTGGCAATGGCCAATATAGAGAAATCTATGGTTATACCGAGAGTGATTATACTTCACCTGGTATTATTTAGTCTTATGTAACCAATCCAAATAACTATGATAGTTACACTGGATGGGAGACTGGTTGCTCCAGCGAAGGAAACTTCCCTGAGCTAAACCTTGTTTCTGTGCCAGATATTAGAGATGTAAATCCTGATACTGTTTTAGATGGCACAGCCTCTTTTGAATCTTGCTTGAAATTTGAGGTTATTGATACCGAGCAATTGTTGTTTAACTCTGGTGTTGTTGATATGCGACATCATATTGACGGTTTTGTTAAAGATGAAAAATATATATTTAGAGTTAAATACGGACGGGCCGGAGTAGCAGGAGAACATGGCGCGAAAACATTACTTGGTAGTGATATAAGTTTAATATTAAAAGTTAGTGAATATACACTTGAAAATGGTAAATATACTTTAACTGGTACTCCTTATTTTGAATGTGAGTTAGGTACTTCTAACACCAGCTCAGTGCCCGACTATCTTGTTTCTAATCCTATTGCTTGCACTTAGGCTTTATCATATAAAGAAATGATAGAGATGAGTCATTCATTAGGTATGTTTATTCAGCTGAAGACTCCTGGTACTATTTACATTTAGGATGTCCAATTCTTCCCTTATGTTGACAATAATGGTGAGGTTTTATTACCTGACGAAATTTAGCAAGGTAAAGTTCGTACTCTTTATTATTATTATGTTCCCAGTGATGAATACAAGAGTATTGATGATGTTAAGCCTATTTATAAGGGAGAAACTCCTTCTCCCGCATATGAGGAAGCCTATAATGAAAATAGCTATGAAAAAATTCGTAGTATTACAGCTTCTGAATCAAATAGATTTAATTTACTGCAAGAGCTTTGTGAAATTTTTGAATGCTGGGTAAAATTTGAGATAGACCATGACCCACAGACAGGCATGATTCTAATGGACGAAGAATATCGTCAAAGAAAGTGGGTTAGTTTTCATGAATATATTGGAAACGAAAATTACTCTGGCTTTAAATATGGTGTTAATTTAAAGAACATTTAGCGTACAATTGATTCTGAAGCAATAGTTTCTAAATTGATTGTAAAGAATAATTCTAACGAATTTGCAGAAGATGGTTTCTGTTCAATCGCACGAGCTGATGAAAGTCCTAATGGTGAAAACTTTATTTTAGACTTTAGTTATTATATTCAACATGGTATGTTGGGTATGAGTGAAGTTACTAATGATTTATATTTAGGACCTAACATTAGCAGTGGATGGCTTGGTTATTACAAAGAATTAAAACGCATCAATGATTTGCGTGATAAATATATCAAAGAGCAGAGCGGTTTGCTTGTTGATATAACTGAATATTAGGCTTCTTACCAGACTTATCATTTATCTTCTTAGGAAGCGGCCAAGCAGTAGGGCGATAAGTTAAATTATCTCGAATCTTTAACTGGCTATACCTTTACTTAGTTAATTAGTGCAGATAGTGATACAACTATTGATTCTAATGAAAGAGAAAAAAGAAAAGAATGGCTAGAGAACGACCAAGTTTTGGCCACCTTAGCATCTATTGCTCGTTTAGATACGGTATATAAAAATCATAGTGATTTGGCATTTAAAGCAAAAACTAATTTAGATAATGCTCAAGCGAGATATGATGAAATAAATCGTATTTTAGCAAGCAGAAAAGAAGAAGATGCCGAAATTAGCTTGTTGATTCAAAAAGAAGTATTGCATCGCGCCTTCTATAAAAAATATTCTCGTTTCTTACAAGAAGGCTCTTGGATTTCAGAAGATTATATTGATGACAATCTTTACTTCTTAGACGCGCAAAGCACTTTAGCAACTTCTTCTAAACCTAAGATTACTTACAATATTTCTGTTTTGGAATTAAGCCAATTAGAAGGTTATGAAAATTATACCTTTGCGCTGGGCGACAAAACAACAATTGAAGATACCGAGTTCTTTGGTTGGGTTTGGATTGATGGAGTTTAGACTCCCTATCGAGAGGAAATCGTTGTTACTGAGCTAACTATTATGTTAGATTAGCCAGAACAAAATCAAATTAAAGTTTAGAACTATAAAACTCAATTTGAAGATTTGTTCCAGCGTATGGCGGCGACTACTCAATCTGTTGAATACAGCACTGGCAAGTATATGAAAGTTGCTGGTATTGTTCAGCAAGACGGTACTATTAATATTACCACTTTATAGAACTCTATTGCTAATAATGCTTTAACTCTGCAAAACGCTAAAGACCAATCTGTAGTTTGGGACGAAACTGGTATTACTACAACCAGCATGAAGAATCCTGCAGAAATTTTGAGAATTGTTAGTGGCGGTGTATTCTTGTCTGTTGATGGTGGTGTTACTTGGAATACTGGTATTACTGGTAGAGGTATTAACGCAAGTTATATTACTAGCGGTCAAATGAATGTTGAAGAAGTCAATATTCTAAATGGCTCATTTCCTTCTTTTAGATGGGATAAGACGGGTATCAGTGCTTATGAGTTTACTATAAATGAATAGACTGGTGCGGCGTAGAATTTTAACTTCAGTAAATTTGTTCGTTTAGATCAATATGGATTGTACGGTATAAATGGATATACCGACTTTAATTCTACTGTTAAAGATCCTGAAACTGGTAAGATAGGTGAAGATAGAATTTGGGATAGAGCTAATTTTGCCTTAACTTGGCGTGGTTTCCAAATTCGTTCTAAAAAGTTTGGTTTAGATGGCTATATAAGGATTACTGAGGAAGATGACATTTAGTTAATAAACAAAGTAGTCTTGAATGGTAAAACTATTGAAATAGACCAAGTTAAAATTGGTTTGTTGGATAAAAAGGGTGATGAAGCCATCTATGGTTTGCGTCTAAAAGACCATTTAAATCAAGTTGTACTAGAATAGTCATCTCAAGGTAAGGTGTGGATTCGAGATGAACTAAAAATTGGTACTGCCGACACATCTACTGTAAGTCTGGGTTATTTAAAGAAATATCGCAATGATGAAACTGCCATAAAGGATGAAGAAGGTAATATTATTGGCGGTGTTAGCTAGGTAATTCGCGCTGGAGACTCTGGAACAAAACAAGAATTTATTGTTTATGAGGATGGTCGTTTGGAAGCCACTGGTGGATATTTTAAAGGCGAAATTCATGCTGATTCTGGCACCATTGGTGGAGTTAGTATTCAAACTATTCTTGGTGCAGAATACGAGGTTCTAATTGAGGTTACTAAAGGAACCGTATTTAAAGATGAAACTGAAGTAAAAACTTTAACTGCACGATTATATAAAAATAGAGAAGAAATTTCTTCTTCAGAAATAACTGGCTATAAATGGTATTTAGACGGTTAGTTGCTATCGGCGACAACTCAATCAATAGATGTAGTCGCTTCAGATTTTGATGGAAATGCAGAATATATCTGCGAAATTGAGTATGGTTCAGATGAGTGAGGTGGATAATGGCTAAATATACTGGTAGCATTAGTTTGGTTGATATGAGTGATATTACTGCTACTGCAGGAGTTGGTATTTCTCACACCAAAGTTTTATATGCTTTAAGTAGTACTGGTGACCTTCCACCGGACTTAGAAGGGGCCAGTTTAAAAATTAATGGAGTGGATGGTGCCCTAAGTTTTAGTGACTTAGGGACCAGTTTCCACGTTGAAAATGGTATCTTATATGCTTATTATAACGATGCTAAAGTTGAATTAAAAGTCGATGGTGGGAATAATATTACTGGCACAGAAGGATGGCTTTCCACTGTCCCAACTGTAGGACCTGGTCAATATTTATGGACTAAAACAATTTATTATTACACAAATAATAATGAAACAGTTGTTTATGGAGTTTATAGATGGGGCGAGAATGGTGAAGAAGGTAAGCAAGGTCCTCCTGGTACTTCTTCTTCTAGCTATAGAATTAGTGCCAATCAAACTGAAATTTTAAAGTTTGTTAGCTTAGACGGAAATACAGTTACCTTTAGCCCAGAAAACTTACAATTTGCAGTTTATAAAGACTAGGCGGCGCCAGGTAGTGGTTTGTATTATGAACAAGTTAGGGGATTATCAAAAGAAAAATTCTCTATTTCTGTTTATGATATAAATTCTAATCAATATATAGACATATCACCAGATTTTATAAATTTTGATGAAACTTAGGATACTTTTAATATTGACTTATACAACTTAAGTAGAGATGCTCTTGCTTTCAGAATTTTATTGGATGAAGAATGTTTAGTTAGATATACCTATCTTTTAGAAAATGAAGAAGGTAATTTTAATTTAATTGACTATTTAAATGTCCGATATGGTATAAAAAAAGATATGGCTGCCTTATCTGTCGAAGCAGGGAAAATTGTACAGTCAATATAGGATTCTTACTTAACTTTTTCGGCAACAGGTTTGACCATTTAGAATGGTGGCTTTTAGATTCTTAATAGAAATGGTGAATAGGTATTATGGTCTTCTGCAGACACTGGCAATCTTACTATTACTGGTACTATTAATGCAAACAATGGTTATTTTGCTGGTGAATTAAGAAGTAAGTCAGGTTATTTTGAAGGTTCAATTACCGCAAAAAGTGGTAAGATTGGAGGCTTTAATATTCTAGAGGATAAGTTAACCTCCGAAAAAATTTATATTAAAGTCGTTGACGGACAGGAGACCTATTTACCAAATATCACTTTAGATGGTACAACTGGTTAGATTATTGCACACGATATCATATTAGGCGCGGGCGCAGTAATTGAAGATTATATTAAAATAGGTAATGCCTTTATTTATAATCCAACTAATCACAGAGATAAGTTTATTGAAGCCGGTAATATCAATCTGAACCAAACAGGTATTTTAAATTTAGGTTCTATTGAGATGCATGGTGGAGATGATACCACTCAAGCATATATGAAATCTGAAAACGGCAATTGGCTAATTCGTGAAGATGGCGTAGCTATTTTTAATGATATTTATGCTGATAATGTTCATTTACAAGATACAATTCTTGAAATTGGCACTGTGCAAGCTATGGGTAGTTTAATGGTATTTAAGGATAGCTGGAGTATAACAAGTGCTAATAATAATATTATTGTAGTAAGTGGTTTGACTAATTTAAGCGCAAATGATTGGATTTATTCTGGCAAGAATATTTACAAAGTAGTTAGTTTAACTCAAAATGACACTACCACAACTATTACGCTAAATAAATCCTATATTTTAGATGATGGTTTAATTATCACTAAATTTGGTAAAACTTCTGATTCTCAAGTACCTGGTTTTATTTTATCTATACTTGGTGAATAGGCTATTATAAATGATAACAGAGCCTTTGCCTCTGGTAATGCCTTAACAATCAGTGATTTTGTAGAGGAAAATGGCGCGTTAACCTATACTAAGAGATTGGTTTTAGGTTAGCTGGATGGCGCAGTGGATAAAAATATTACCGGTCTTGGCCTATATGCAGATAACGTTTTCTTAAATGGTTCTTTAACGACTAAAGTAGACGATGATAGTTATGCAGGTATAAACACCATTGGTGAAGCAACCGCCACTGTCTTTGGTAATAAAGATAACTCTAGAATTATTTTCTGGGCTGGCTCTGCTTCTAGTACTAATATAGATATTCAAGAGTCTCCTTTTTAGGTTACTGAAATGGGTTCAATATATGCAAGAAAAGGCATCTTTAGAGATTCCATTATTTCTGATAGTATAATTTAGGGCGCTGATATTTATGCTGCTCGAATTCATGGTGGTACTACTAGTTAGTCCAATTCATTAACTATTTATGATACCTCTATGGGTATTATATTTAAAGAGGGTTATCAAACTACAGAAAAAGAAGTATTTGCCATTCGGGCAGATGGATTACAATAGAATAATGATTATTTTATCGAAATTAAAAATGATAAGATCGGTTTTTATGGAGATAGTTTTGTAATTGATACAAAAGAAGAAAATTATTTAGAAATTGTTTCTAATACTATAAATGGTGTAGACCTATCTATGAAAATTATTTCTGATGGCTTATCAAGTGAAAGAAGCTACTAGAATTTTACCAATGATAAAATAAGTTTTGGTTTTAATTAGGGATCTGGTAGGGAAGATAGTATAATTATTAATAAAGACAAAAGTTAGATAAAATCTTTGGCAACATGGTTGGAAAAAGATGTTTATTTTGGTTCTGGCACTTCTTATATGTAGTATAAGAAGGCAGAAGAAGGTTATGATTTATTTATAAATGAGTAAAAAGGAGGAAAGTAAATGGCTAGTAGCGGCTCTGTAAAAGCTTATCATCCTAATAATGGAGCTTATTGGTCTTTTGAGTGGACGGCTAAGGCTACCTCAACTAAAGGACAAACAAAAGTTAGTTATGATATTTACAAAAGAGGACGTAGTAGCTCTCCCACGTGGTTAGCTACTGATTGTGATATATCGGTATATTACAACGGGTCTTGGCATGATATATTGAGCACTGGTAGAAGGGTACCAGGTTCTAGTGATAATGGCTGTAGCTTTGCCAACGATTTTGAAGATGACGGTAGTTTTACAGTAGTTCACTCTTCAGACGGTTCTGGTAGTTTTATAGTAAGTATTTCTGCATATATTGATAGTGGTTATAACTGGGAACATAACGCTTCAGCATATGAAACTTGCACTTTGAATACAAACTTAGCCTATTCTAATTGTTATGCACCAACTTCGGTAACAGCTTCCGGTTTGGTCGCACCTAATGGGGAAGTTACAGTGTCTTGGTCTGGCGCAAGTGGTGGCACAAGTAATTCAATAAACGGATATGATATTTATTGGAGAATTACTTCCGAAGGTTCTGCACCTTCAACTAGCACTTATACAACCAAAACTAGTATATCTTCTACAAGTAGTTCTGGTAGCGCAAAAATAAATATAGGTAATGCCACTCGTGGACATACGGTTGTTTTTGGAGTGGTAACTAAGGGTTCGGCTGGTTCTTCTTACTATTCTGGAATAACAACTGGCGGCAGCGTAAAAATTAATAACTTACCTACCAGACCTTTGGGAGGAACGGTTTCGCCCACTTTAGTGCCAGCTTCTGGTGGCACCGTTACTTTTAATATAACTCCTGGTACAGATTCTGATGGGCAAACAGTTGGCTTAAAATATGCAACTTCTGCAACTGGCACAAAAACTGCTTGCGCTTCTTCTTTTTCTTTATCAGGGGTTGGCGCAGGAACTTATTATTTTTGGTCGAATGATGGTTTAGAAGACAGTGCTGACTACTACACGGTATCTGTCTCAAGCAATACGAAACCAACTGTTACAATAAAAGTGACAGGAACTTAGTTGGAAACAGTTAATACCTTGAGTGGTGCGACTTATATTCTAAATCCTACAATTACTTTAACCAAAGGTAATAATGGTTAGTAGGATAATAATACGTATAATTATTATATACATTATAGTACCGATAATAGCTCTTGGACTAAAAAAACACTTTGGGAAAACGATTCATCTTTAACAAAAACAATTGATGATGTTCGTGCCTTAGGCTATTTTACTAATTTGGCTACAACAAGCTATTACTATTATTTTTCAGCTACTAGAAATGATGGAATGGATACTTCTAATGCTGTTAATACTTCTAGTACAAAATATTATGCGTCAAAACGTCCTAGTTTATTAGGTATGTATAATACTCAAAATTATTAGAATATTAATTTATCAGAATTTTAGGGATATTTTTCCAAAGCCCTTTCTTTTAAATTCTAGAGAGATACTGGATATAATAGTTTAAAAATTTTTAATGGGACAACTCAGGTTGGTACAATTTCCCTAACTGCCGCGTCAGATGGTTTAAGAGGATAGTGGTTAGGTATTAATCTTACCAAGGGTTCTTATACTTTTACTGGTGAATTAGGCCATGCCGCAAATAACTTTTATACATCAAAATTAAACTTAGGCTCCTCTTATAAAATTGAAAATTTAGAAGCTAAAAATTTAACAGCTTCTTCTGATTTTTAGGTTTATACTTCTGGAGTAACTTATGATTTTAGTATATATAATACCTTTAATGTCTCTTATTCAGAACTAACGCCGAGTAAATATAAGGAATATGGTATTTCAGATATCTCAAGTAGTTTTTATGCAAAATTAACTGTCGATTCTGCAACAGGCAAATCATAGTCTTTAACAATAGTTTAGAAAACAGTTAATGGCAATTCAACAACAAATGATACCTTATATTTTAGCTTAACTGCTGCTCAATTATATGCCATGCTACCTACCGTATCTAATAAAAATAAAACTTATCAAGGAACCTTAACCGTTGGTTTTACAGATGTTTTTGGAACTGACACAAGCACTTCTATAAATTATGTGGTTAATTATGGTGTAATTCCTTAGGTTACTTCTTGTTCTATTAAAATAAATAATAGTAAAGAAATAAATACTTGGGAGTATCTAAAAGAAGGTATGCCATTAACCGTTAATGGAACTGTAAAATCTTATAATACTAATCCAAAAATTCAGATTTAGATTAATCGTATTAAAAATGGAGTAGAATCTGGGTATGTTAATTTTGGTAATCCTATAGATTTAGCATCTAAATCTTCTTCTATTTCTAATACAACACCTTCTCAAGGAACTCCCACCACCTATACTTTTTCTAACTAGAAGATTATCACTGTTGGTGAACTAATTGAATTGGATTATTAGGTTAATTTTAGAATTAAGGTTATAACTGATGCAGATAGCAAATATCATTATACTGGTTCTAAATTATATGCTGGAAATGTAAAAGTGTGCGGTCATACCTCTTAGGGTGCGGTAACTTTAAATGAAGCTGATTATAGCTCTACTGAGGTCACTAGAGCTACCTCTTATTTAAATTATCGTTATACCAACAATCATCCTGGCGCATTAACCATAACCGATAATAGTAATTATTCTTTAACATTGACTGCAAAATTAGAATATAGAAATATTGCAAATATCGATTGGAATGGTGCAAGTTCAGTTGACATTGGTATTAATTCTCTTGCCTCTTTCTTATCTTATTCTGGAACAAGACGTAGTGTTATTTTTGTTTTCTCCGAGGGTGCAGATGCATTTGTGTGCCGTTTAGTTTTAACCACAACGCAAACAGTAACTAACGGAACTGAAAAATATACTACCACTAAAACAGTATACACCAATGAGCAGGCTGTATATAATGTTTTACCAACTGTTTCTTATCGTAAGAATTTATTGGGAATCAATGCTTCTAATTTAAATAATTATGAAAATGCTGTTATTGTTGTTGGTGAACATAGCTCAAAAAATATAATTTATTTAGTTTCTTCTACTGGAGTTAAATAGATAAATACTTCTACTGGTGCGTTAGATGGTTTTATGATAGATGGCGGTAAATGGTAAAATTTGATTTTCTTATATTTTTATGTTATAATAATTATAAAGAAAAATGGAGGAAATTAAATGAAACTTTATGAAGTCTTATCAATTCAAAACTTTTACAACTTAATCATAAATGCGAAGCTTCCCATTAAAACCACCTACAAGTTAACTCGTTTAATGCGCCGGGTTGAAGAGGAAACTCAATTCTATCAGACTGAGTTTGCAAAAATTGTAGATGAATATGCTCTCAAAGAAAATGGTCAGCTTGTTTATTCTGAAGACATGACTTCCATTAAAATTATTGAAGGCAAGGAAGATGAGTGCAGTGCAAAGATCGCCGAACTTAAAAATCTTGAAATTGATTTAAGTGAGTTCAAATTTTCTATTGAAGAATTTGAAAAGCTCGAGCTGTCTGTAAGTGATATGTACGGAATTTTACCTCTAATCACCGACTAAAACAAAATAAACAAAAACTCCCTAATGCTTTTTGTGCATTAGGGAGATTCTTTTTGTCCATCAGTGAAAAACAATTATCCATAGCCTTCTAGCTTAACTTATAGTTAGAAGGGTAAGAGGAGGTAAGAAAATGAATCCAGTAAATAATAACAATTATATGAATTTCAATCAACCTGCTAACTTTCAGCCATATCAAATGACACAATACTTCCCACAACCATAGGGCAGTATTTACATGATAGGTAATTCAAGTGAGGTGGCTAATGTTCCAGTGGGTGTTGGATTATCTGCTGCTATTTGTTTGCGCGAAGGACTAATATATTTAAAGACAATTCAAAATGGTAGTCCAATGCTACTAAGTTATAAGCTAAGTCCTTTAGAAAACAATACACTAATCCAAGAAAAAATAATTCAAAATCCTAACCCAACTGATGCTCCGGTATCGGCACCGGAGACATCAATTGAACAAAGAATTTTAAACGTTCTGGAAGAATTTGATGCTAGATTGAAAAAGCTAGAAACTCCAGAAAAATCAAAGGGAGGAAGTGAAAAATGGTAGCTATGAATCCAATGAATTTAATGATGATGTTAAAGCAAGGCAACCCTCGGCAAGTTGCTATGCAAATCATCCAAAATAACTATCCCAATGACCCGCGCATGAGTCAATTGGTTCAAATGGCGGAAAGAGGAGACGTTCAAGGATTGCAAAGAATTGCTGAAGAGACTTTTGGTATGCAAGGTAAAAATTTTTCGGCCGAAATGAGTAACCTACTGCAAAGCATAAGAAACTTCTAAGCAATTTATATAAATAAAAAACCTTTAAGGGAGGTACAAAAATGATGGGTAATGAAGGAATCTCTGTAGCTGATGCTTTGGCGCTTCGTGGTAATGGTGGCTATAATGGCGGCTCCGGCTTTGGTGGTTGGGGCGGCGATGGCGCATGGTGGATTATTATTCTAATTCTACTGTTCGGCGCAGGTGGCTGGAATCGTGGCGGTTTCGGCGGCAATGGCAACGGTGGAGGCGGTGCTTGTTGCACTCCTGCAACTGCTCAGGGCTTAGCCGACGCTTTCAATTTCAACCAGTTAGACAACAGCCTAAGAGGCTTAGAGAGAGGTCTATGTGATGGCTTCTACAACAACGCTCAGCAAGTAAACTCTGTTCTAGCAGCTTTGCAGAATTGCTGCTGCGACACAAAGATGGCTATGATGACTGGCTTTAATGGTGTTAACCAGGGTATTTGCAACCTAGGTTATAATATACAAGCTGGCTTCAATGGCGTAACTAATCAACTAGCTTCTTGCTGCTGCGACATCGAGCGCGGCCAGGATGCTATAAAGTATGAAATCGCTAACGTAGCTAACAACTTGCTAGTTGCTGGCGATAAGAATACTGACCGTATTATCAATTATCTAAATCAGACTGAAATGGATAAACTGCGTACTGAACTACAGTCCGCTCAGTTCCAGCTATCTCAGCTATCTCAGACTGATAATATCATCAATCGTCTAATGCCTGTGGCAAAGCCTGCCTATCTGACTTGCTCTCCTTATGCTTCTGCATTTGGTTTGAATCAGAATTTCGGTTTCGGTTTTAACAATGGTTGCGGTTGCTGCTAATCAACTACTCCGCTAATGCGTGATTCTGGCGGGCGCTTCGGCGCCCTCCATTGAGAGGTGAAAAGAATTGAGTTGTCCTAATGTAAGACGTCTATGCAAAAATCTGGTAATTTCTACCGCAGTTACTTTTGCAGATGGCACTTTAACTATTAACATTCCTGCTGGAAATTACGGAAATGGATGTAAGTATTGTCTGGTGGTGGCACAGGCTATTCCAGCAGAAACAACTATTACAGCTCCAGTAGTAATTACTATTGGTGATGGAACAACTGAATACGACCTAGTAGGATGTGATTGCAGTCCAATAACCGCTTGCTCTATTAATACTAGAACAAGATACAGCACTATTGTTAGCACCAATACTACAACCGGCGTATTCAAACTTTTAGGAAAGCTACCTTGCTCTCGCTGCACTGAAAACTTAGCTTCTCTACCAGTAGCAGAAGCGCCAACTCCTTAATGTGAGGTGACGTCGATGCATAAACTGATGGAACAAATCAAAAAAGAGCTTGTAGAGATTGAACAGAAAGGAGTCAATGCTAGCAATTTAGAGCTAATCGGCAAACTCGCTGATATCTACAAGGATTTAAGCGAAATCGAAAATATGGATAAGGGAGGTCAAGGAATGATGGAATATGGCAGATATCGCGAAAACTATCGCGATGGAGGCTACAACGCTCGAGGCAATTATCGTGACGGAGGTTATAATGATGGCTATGGCCGCCGTTACAGTCGTATGAGAGACTATATGGACCGCATGGTAGATGGTATGGACCAGTATGAATATGGTAAAGAGCGTTATATGCACGGTGGTGATGATGGCCGTGTCATGGAAGGTCTCGAAAAGCTAATGTATGCTATGTGTATGTTTGTTGAATCAGCCATGGACTTTGCTGAGACTCCACAGGAAAAAGAGATTATTAGAAAACATCTTCATAAAATTAGTCAACTATGATGTTCTGTTTTTATAATGCGAATCCTCGTGGACGTCATGTAAATGATTGCACTGTCCGTGCGATATCCAAAGCAACAAACAGAAGCTGGGATGAAAACTACCGAGAGCTAAGTCATTATGCTTAGTTACTATGTATAATGCCTGATGATGTAACCTATATAGATGAATATCTAGATACACACTTTGAAAAAATATATTTATGCAAGAAATGTCGTCTAACGATAAGAGAGTTTGTGGAACACAACCCACTTGGAACCTTCTTGATAACGATGAACGGTCATATAACTTGCGTTATTGACGGAGTGATATATGATACCTTCGACCCTTCTAATAGGTTCATTTGGGGTGTTTATAAAGTAAAAGAGGGAGTCTTATGACTCCCTCAATTTTTATTCCCAATTTACAACTTCTATATTGTATAAATCGGCAACATATTTGCCTATACCAATTGCGTCCGCTTCGTCATCACTTACTGTGATATCATGCCATTCTTTGGCTTTATTTTGCATTGAGCGTTTCTTATCGATGCGAGTTCTTCCTGTAACGCCACAGTGGTGGCGCCAGGTATTGGTTGGGCAAACTGTGTATTCTATTTTCTTTTCGTAACAGGTTTCCATTAAGATTCCCTGTAAACGAGCCAATGCTTGGAATACAGTGACTGAGGCTTTTTGTCCAGATACCTCGTCTTGATATTGGATTCCTTCCAGTCCAATAGCGTCTGGCTACCAGCTTTCAATCATTGATAACATCCAATTTTTTATTGTGCTATCGCGTGCGATTTCATCTTTTAGATTAGTAGTAAAAGTTCCATATCGTATCAGTTTATTTCCATCATATATAGACCAGCCACAGGTATGTGTTGCCTAGTCAATAGCTAAGATTCGTTTCTTTCCTTTAGGTTTTGATTCTACAGTTAATACTTTTTCTTTTAGCTTGTTGTCTTTACATCTTGGGCATTCGCGCTTTGAGCGTATCTTTTTCCATGTTGCTTGAATAGTATGACCTTCATCACATTCAAATTCAAGTGGTGTATCGAGATTTTGATAAGTTTCGGAGACACATTTCCAACCGGTTTCTTTTAATTCTTCATTGATAGATTCAATGGTTATGCGAGCCATTAATCCACCACCTTGACGCCAAACATTTTTTCTATATCTGCTTTTTTAACTTTTGGTTCTGATTTACCTAAAGCTATAATATAGAACAAGACATCTCCTTCCTTAGTAAGAGATTGGTTAAGTTTAACTTCTCTTACAGTATAGGGTTTGTCGCACCAAAGCAGATAAGGATTATAGCTTTCTTCATCAATACTAATTGCAGTCGTAGCTCTTGGGCAATAAATCAGATAGGGCTTATCTTCATCAGTACGAACAAAAACTGCGGTAGTAAAGTAACCTTTATCAGTAGGATGCGGCCATGTAAAAGCTGCATCCACTTTCTTAATTCTTTCCTGAACTTCCAAAGCCGCCACCTCTGTCTTCACCAATTCCATCAACAGATTGGACTTGATAGAAATTTACAGTTGGAACTTCGACCAAACGCATCTGCGCAAAACGTTCACCTTTTCCTATATAGTATGGCTTACCATGCTCAATAGATGTAATAACGGGGCGGCCTCTATCATCAAATTCATAAGAAATGTCTTTGATAGGAGGCTCAATATTTTCAACAATGACACCAATGACACCTTTGTACTGAGAGTCTACAAGTCCAATGGAGTTTGCAACTCTGAGCTTTGTCTTAGCGCTGGTTCCGCTGCGAGGATGGATAAGAAAGGCATAACCATAAGGTAAAGCTACTTTTATATCACAAGGAATAATAACGGTCTCACCAGGATTGATAGTATAATCTGCAGGAGAATATAGGTCAACTGCGCCATCTCCCAAATGAGCGTATTTAGGCATCTTTGCATTTTCGCTTGTTAATTCGATAGGAACGTTAATTACTCTTTTTGCAATTCCTTCTGCATCGGCAATACAATTATAAGTAATACCAAGCATCTGTTTTAAGAAATCGCGCTTAGGAGCAGAAAGAACTTCGGCAAACTGTTTGTCAATATTTTCAATCAACTTCATATATGCTTCTTGCAATTCTTCCAACTTTGTACCATTTAAATTCATTGCTTGAACCAATAGCAACTTGTCGTCAATATTATTCATTGACTTTTGCATCTCATCTAAGAAGATTGGCGCGATAAGAGCAAAGTGCTCATCGGGCATTGCTAACAAAGCGCCAAGTTCCTCGAAGCCACCGAGAGAAGGATTGATTTTTTCAATCTCATTCATTAGTGCTTCAAAGGTACTTTTTCTTTCTTGAGATGCTTCTTGCATTTTATTTGTCATTTCTGCCGCAGCTTTTTGTGCTGCGGCAGGGGTATTCATATTAATTATCTAGGCCATCCC